GCGTTTTTCCAGCAACCTTGACAGTTTAACTATTTATATTATGGATATGAAGAAATGAAAAAAAACCAATTAGCCAAGGAAATTCAAGACAAACTTGAGTGCAATCATTGCAAAGGAGTTTTTTCAGGCTCATTGAAACAAGCATTAAAAGTTGTTTATGAGGGGAGAAATTCATATTGCTCAGATGTTTGCCGCAAGTCTTTTATGCGAGAAAGATTTAGTACACCTGTGCCAAATCGAGGTGCGTGTTTGGGGTGTGAAAAAGATTTTTTCTCTCGTAGAGAAGCAAAGTTTTGCGGCATGAAATGTTACACAGGCTCAAAGCAATTTACAGAGATGTTGGCAGATTCTAGGGATAAAGCAAAAACTCCTGAATCCATTGCAAAACGAATAGAGTCACAAAAAAAAGGAGAAGAAAAACCATGTCTTGAATGTGGAACTCTTGTTTATGCAAAAAAATGCCAGAAGAAAAAGAAATATTGCAGCAAGATTTGTTATCGGGCATATATGGCAAAGAGATTTGATAGGCAAATTGCAAGCCCAGAGCAAATGGCATTACCTCAAGGATATGACGGGTTTCTTGATCGTAATTTGTTGAATTGCATAATTATTGGATGCGATTGGCAGGGGCATCATCTTTCCGTACACATGAATGGAGCGCATGGCATTACAGCAGATGAATTTAAAAGAGCCGCAGGGTTTAACAAGTCAACAGGCGTTGTCTCAAAACTAACAGGACAACGATTGCGAGAAAGGGCACTTGTTGGTGTTGCAATGGACTCATCTTATTGGGGAACTATAGATAAAAATCATAATTTTGGTTATGAGCATAGAGATTCTCTTGAGGCAAAAGAACATCGAGCAAAAGCAAGGGCTTTAGCTGGCGATCCTCCAATGCGAACGTGTAAGTGTTGTGGGTCTGTATTCCAGCAATCAACTGCATACGGCAGAACATTGTATTGCACAAAATTATGCCGTGCAAAATATTATGCAGATAACAAACCTACGCAAAAAAAACTTCGACGATTAGGCGTGTAGACCATTCAAATACTGAGTCTTCCCCGCAACCTTGACAGCAGTCAACTCTTGATTCTTCAGGTTGTTGGGGTCATACGACACATGAACCCATCCACTATCGGGTATACCCTGTGTGTAGAACTCTAGAATTAATTGTGTGTAGTCAAGGTTATCCATTACCCACTGAGCCAGATCAGCATTAGCAATACCAGCTATCTCAATATCACAGGCTTGCCCCTTGCAATGGTCTGAGGTCTTCGGTCCTCCCACCGCAGCATTTGACTCAGGACTACGAAATCCAGAGTTCACGTTCACAGACTTTCCAAAGTGTTCACGCACAGGCTGAAGCACCTTTTCGCAAAGAGTTTTCAAGTTCTCAAGTGCTTGTTCATCAGGCGTGTTGTCTAGACCCAAACGAGTGGCAGTGTCGGACTTGGTCAGTTCTTTCAGGGTGAAGTTGGCTGAGAGATTCATTTCATGTTCCTTAAGGTTTCGTAGGATTGGATGCAGGTGTTGAGTTTTCGGATGGCGGCATCTCCTTCTGAGGCGATGGAGATAAGAGTTTCACTAACCGATCCACTAAGTTCGGTTCGTGCTTCTCCGCTGTCACTTCCAGAGGCAGAGGCGGCAGTTGTGGAGGGGCATACGGTGCTACTTTGGGTGGGGATTGACAGGCGCAAATTGCCAGTGGCAATATCAGCCCGCAGCTTAGTTTCTTTAGACTTTGCAACATTATTTGCCTTTCGCAATGTTTCACCGTAACTCTGCGCCACTTGCGCCATGACTTGCTCGGTTTCCCTTGCTTTTGCATTCAGCGCAGCAATCTCAATCTGCTGACGTTTGTATTCGTCATTCTGACCTTTGGAGTACCCGCCAGCAGCCGCAGACAGCATCGCCAAGACAAAGCCAAGGATCACCCAAGGATTGAAGATACTCATCCCTCAGCCTTGCCTCGTATATACGCCTGAGCCGCCATGAAAGCTACCACAATCGTTCCCATTGCAGCGCAGTAGGTAGTCGCCAGACCGTTTAAAGCATTGACCTTTTCTAGCGACACAAGTTCCGATGCCATGTAAGCAATGATGATAGGAGGGAACACTAAAGCAGCCCATGCCATCACTCGTTGCTGGTCAGCCATCTTGTCCATGTTTTCAATGGTAATCATGCGCTCAGACCGTGCCAACTCCGCATCAGTAACCACACCATCGTGGTCAGTGTCAAACTTGTCGTACTCCGAACCTTTTTCAAGTTGTTTACTCATTTGCTTTTCTCCCTTTCTTTTTGCTCAATCTTTTGCCGCATTTTCTCGACCTTCTCTACCTCAGACTTGACCTCATTCTTAGCTTCTAAGATGTCAAAATAAAGAAACCCCATGACAGGCAACAACAAGGCAATCAGCAAGCAAGCAGCAATCCATCCCACTATGTCTTCCTCCACTGACTTACGAACAGTAACCACGCCCACAGGTAGAGGAGGAATATAGTAGTCGCTGCTAGATACGCTAGTTTTAGCTGGAAGTTTCTTTCTTCCTCCTTGCGTTGCCATAGTTCCTGCCTCTTTATTGCCTCTTGCTTCAATCTCGCCTGAGTTTGCTCCTCTTGTATTGTCTCTCTCATGTTAAAGACCTCTGAGTACAGTGCGCCCATCTCAGGAGGACTCTGGTACACCATACACTCCCTGATCTGCACCACCAACTCAGCCATCTGCTGCTGTGCCATCACCCTCTTGAGTGCGGCTTCCATGTGGTTCTGGTCAGGATCGTAGACGTTCTTTGACTTTTCTTCTTCTTCCCTTATGTGGGCAGCAAGTTGCTCTTGAATCTTGAAGAACTCAGTGAGTTGTTTGACAATATCGACTTTGACTTGGGTTTCGTCAACGGCAACGAACTTCGCTTGTTTCTTTTTCGCCACAGGCTTTGTCGTGGCTGTCTTTTGCTTGGGTTTAAAGAAGTTACTAAAGTTACCCCAAAATCCAGTAACTTCCTTATATATGCCAACAGCTTCGTCAACAGTAGACTTAACCTCCATGAAAGAGGTCTTGACTTGCTTGTAAAGCTCACAGCCCTCTCTGATTGCTGCAACACAAGCATTGGCGGCAAAGAGGAGGCTGATCGGATCAATTTTATGTCCTTAGATCAATGAAGATTGTTCCTTTGGCATGACCTTTAAAAGATCGGAAAATTCCTGTAGTTGCATTTGTTGTTAATACTCTTGAATTGGCTGACGTTCAGTAAGACCTGCTTCGCCTGTACCAGCAGCAGCCATGCCGCCAAATAAAGCAGAAGAAGCTTTGTTTTTACTGACGCTTTTTAACAAATCCAAGCCCTTTCTAGTCAAGGTCAATGTCTTAGTTTCAAGCTCTGTAATCAAAGCAGAAGCGTCTGCAATAGCTTTTGGGTCAGACAAGAATTCTTGAATCTCAATATTTTCGCTCTTAGTTGATCTATTTTGAACATAACGGCTCAAAATATTACCAAATGTGCGGAAAGTACTTAAAATTGGATTACGAATCTCACTAGCAACTCGTTCAACACGAGAGCCTGTAGTCCCCTCAAAAGGAGTGCGATAAGATAAGGCTGGATTGATCTTACTTGTGACAGGAAACTTAGCAAGCCGTTCAGAAGCTTCAAACAATGCTTTAATACGCTCTGAATGACCTTTACCAAATAAAACATCAATTGCTTTGCTATTGGTATCAAAAAATTCTGTCTTGTTAGGAGAATTTAAACCAATATCTAAGATTGAGCTTTTCAAGCCTCTTTGTAAGCTTTTATCTGTTCCTGCTAGTAAGAGCAATTCTTGAAGCTGCTCTGGTTTTTTCAAAGCACTACTAACAAATCCCTGAAACCCGCCTGAAGTGTTTTGTGACTTCTGCCATATCGTATTAAGTTTTTCAATAGAAGCGTTCTTTTGTTCATCTAACAAAGTAGCCCTTGTATCCTTAAGAGCCTGTACGTTTGTAGCGGTGCTTTCTAGCCGTTGACGCAATCCCGGCACAGTGGCAATTGCTTCTTCATTCTGTTTTAAAAACAAATTCAAACGAGGAACATTGATTTGCATTGAATCAGGATTAAGAATGCCGGGAGAATTA